GTTGGCGTCCTTCTCCATAGCAAAGAACTGACTACCACGGGCATTCTTGAAGAACCCCTCACCACCAGCACCAATCAGCTTGAAGCAGGTTACAAGGTCATTGAATGGTTCTTTCAGTGCCGACTTACCGTAAATAGTGCCATCGTCTGCACCTTCAGCCCATGTGATAACTCGGTCTGGGCTGGCTAGTAATGATCGTCCAGTATCATCGTTCCTATCGCCTAGGTTGGATTCCTGAACCTGCCAGGTAATCGGATCGCCGTAGTTGTTTGAGAACGGGTCGTTATCGAACTGGCGCGGCTCTAGCTGCGCTTCATACAGAGGTCGCATACGAACTAAGCGGCCACTGCCCGGAACTACCCCCAACTGAGGATGCTTGCCATCTGTTATCTCAAGGAACAACCCACCCCAGCGGCCAACACGCTGACGCTCATCAAGACCACGAATGGCACGCCAGAATCCTGTCTCTTCAAACAGCTTGATTAACTTCTGCTCCCATGCTGTCGGGTCTTTCGATTTAGAATCGTCAGTGATGCGAGGCGGCGTCTTCCATGTCTCAGTAACAGGGAATCGAACAATAGCAGATGCCAGTGCGAACCGCTCAAACAGATAATAAAACGATTCAAACGTCAGAGTGTGCTGATATCCGAAATCGTTATAAATGTTCGAGTGCTTTGAATCTACACCGTACTCAGAAAAGTTCTGTATGCGTGATCGGCGCATGTTTGTTTGGCCGTTAGCAACCATTTCGTTAACGGTCATTATGGCGTCAACCAGCTTCTTTTTCTGACTGTTGATAGCCACTACCTGTTTGTTTTTGTCGCTTTTCTTCATTGGTCAAGCCTGAATGAGTTTTTAAGCATTGTACGGTATAAGCATAGACTGTGCCAATTACCTACGCCTTGATGGTATTAGCAATGCCGGGGCGCTTCCTGACTTTAACAATCCGATGTCAACAGCATCCATGGTGTTATCCACCATATCATCATGATCATGAGAATCATCAACCGTGAACTGGCTATGCTCTGCCACAAACTCAACAACCCACTTTTCATTGTTTGGAAGGCATACTTTGCCAGCTTTAATTTGTGGCGCCGTATCATATGCCCTGGTGGTTTTATCTATGTTCCGCTGGATTGGGGTTATGTTGACAGGAAGTTCTGAGGTTAAATCTTGTATAAGCCCGGTTCCTGACGACTTATCCTCAACGTGAACGCTTCTTAAGTTTCCTTGAACAAGATCATTATTGGAAAAAGACGCCTCAACAAACAGTTTAAACTCTGCCCTAAGCTCTGGCGCGTCGAACTTACCTCGCCTCATGTCGATCAAATATATCTTTCCATCATGGACACCCCATTCACAAAAAACACTGAAGTCATTGTGCTGGCCTTTCTTTTGGGCCGTATCTGCCGTAATAAATCGATATTCCCAAAATGACGGCTTCGGTATATCTGCCCCTTCGCCGTAATAGACCCACCAGTCAGGATCAAACATTTGGCCACCCAGGGCTATTGGCTTCTGCATGTATTGAGACATGAACGTATACTCGTTCTGCTCCCACAGATCCATTAGCTGGCCTATGTCCTCGTTATCTGGCCAGAAAGAGTAATACCCTCTGACGCATTCAGAGTCTTTAACAGCTTCCCAGCAGTTTGTTCTATGCGGCTCTGGAAGGTTCTGAATGTAATCCTCTGTGATCAGGGCTGGGATTACCACTTGGTCGAATTCCATACCCATACCGCCAGACATCAGAAAGCCAGAAGTATCCATGATGTGGGTTCTTTGCTGAATCACTCCTATTGGGGTTGGGTGGTTCTTTGATTTGTCTCCTCGCCTAGAGCGAACAGTATCAACTGCCAATCTGTGATTCTTCTCTCTTTTTACTGCAGAAAACATCTCGTCAGGCTTATCCGGGTCATCCATCCATACAGCGCCAGAATAATCCGGCCCTGGATAGCCACCCCTGCCACCAGTTACCTGGCCTCCTGTAGACTTGCTTATCAGCTCAAATACAACCTTGTTTTTAATTCCAATCTGCCACTCTTCAGCCATGTCAGACATAAACTCACAAGGCCAAAGCTCTTGCCATTCCTTGCTTTTTATCATCTCTCTAACCCTTCTTGAATTCCTTTTAACCAAAGAATCAGCGTAGGATAGATTTAAGTATCTTTGTCTTGGTGATGGAGCAATATCTTGGATATGCGTCCAGGCCGGGAAAAATATTGACCATATCTCTGTCTTTGTTCCTCCCGGCGGAATGTTTATGATTGTATTTCCCCGTTCCCTTCTCACCATCTGCTCACCAATCTGGCACATATACTCGTGATGCCAGTTTGTCATGAATCTCATGCCCTGATTTATTTGAAACCACGACTGAACAAATCTAAGAAAGGATCGTTCTGATATTAACTTAACCGCCTGCCTCTGCCCTGCAGTAAGTTCCTCCCAATCTATCATATAGGCCTATCACTCCCATGATCACTGCTGTATTCAAAATCAGACTCAGCCATTTTTCTTACCCTCAATGCATCTTCAAGATTGTCAAAATAACCCAGACTAACTCTTCGGCCGTTAGCGCCTATTCTTGCCTGCCACTTGCCTGTTTTGCTGCAGTAATTAACCCCAATTACACCAGATGTGTTGTTTTTTGGAAGCTTTCTATTCTTGTTGTTTTGAGAGGGTGTTACCTGTCTTAGGTTTGAAGGCGAATTATTAAGGCCATTGCCGTCCTTATGATCAACCTGAAGGTCTTCATTGGTAAGTATTCCTGCATACTTGGCAACAACTCTATGGAGTGGATATACAACACCAAATAGCTTTATCTGCAAATAACGCTTTCCTTGCTTGGTTCGATATCTGGCTCCAGCGGTCTTTCCTGAATGAATCCAAGTTGCAACCCCTGTTTCCGTGCAAACCTTAATCTTCCTATCTATATCTTCAATTGAAGGTATTTTTCTTTTCATGAGTCACCATGATTAGTCAGTTGGTTGGACTGCGAAGGCTGGCTGACAAACCAGTTTTCAGGAGCTACCCTATTCGCAGCCAATTCAATCAAGCATTAAAGCTTATCCAATACGTCCTGAACGTCTTTGGCAACAACGGTAGCCTTTGGAGTCATTGTTCCGTCAGTGCTTTGGTGGTCAATAATCTGTTTATCAAGGCCAAGAAGCTTAGCCTTTCCCATTGTCGCTGTAACAGCCGCAGAGCTCTGAGGCGTCTCACAGGTCAAGGCACAAGTGCGCGCCTCTTCTAGCTCTTCCAGTAATGTATCAACGGTAATTTTGTGCTCTTTCATGATAGATTCTCTTAATTGTTCTAGTCTTGCTGATACATTGCGGTTATCAAGAACCTCTTTTGCGCGCCTTGGTATATACTCTGGTTTGCTGTTTTCCCAGTCATAAGCATGTCGATATGCTTCAGATGCGTTACCACATTCAATGAATTTTAAGCAAAAGTTCTCTTGTTTCTGAGTAAGCCCGTATTCATTGGTAGCCCCACCTTTTGGCATACCCTAACCCTCCAATACCGCGTTAATGCCAGTGTATGTTGTTACGAAGAATTTCTTACCCATGAATTCTGTCCAGTCGTGCCAGTGGCTTAGATTGATGTGAACCCGGTCGCCCTGCTTGATGTCGTCGTGACCTGAGAATGCAACGGTACCTTTGTTCTGCATAGCCTTACGCTCATAAACAATGCCGTTTCTTTCTTCTTCCTGACCGTCCAATTTGATCAGGATCTTGCCTTCTGACGGTTTAAAGCTCATTCGCCGTTCCTTATGTATTCCCCTTTGTACTCCAGTATGCGACCTAGCTTAACCTTTAGGCTTTCTACCGGATAGGGGCGTTTTTTCATGTTGTCATAGACTATGCCATCTTTTACGAGTATGGCATGTCCTCCGCTTGGTAGCCTGATAAATCTTACCTGGCCGCCTATTTGTTTCTGCAATGTAAAGCTGAAGTCTTCACAATCGCCTTGGAATGGATGGAACACGCTTTCGTAAGCCAGCCATTCATTCTGCCCCTGCGACTCCCTTTTATATCTGAAGTTCCAGCGGGCTATCCTATGAATGTCTTCATTAGGAATAGAAGAGCACCCGGCTACTGTCATAGTGATAAGTGCTGCTGCTATTCTCATTTTTTACACTCCTGTTGTTTATTATATGTGTGTCCCTTTAATTATCAAGGATTACATTTCTTATTAGTCACTGTCCTTTATGAATACGCCAATCCAGTTATTTTTAAAACCAACAAACCAACTATAAGTGTAAAAAATGCACAGCACAAAGATTCCCCACTGCTCAGCTTGATAAGAAGAGTAGAACCAAAATGGCTGCCCAGCCAATCCGAATAAGCAGGCATACTTCTTCCACCCTTCTCGCTTCTGCTGAGTAAGCCATATTGCTACGACTCCTGTTAATGCTATTGCCACCTGTTCCATATCTATCTCCTAGTTAATTACTCTTTGTTATGCGCCCAGGTTAGTGGGCGCTTGGTGGTTTAGTCTTTATCAGGAAAAAAGTCACTAATATCAGCATTTTTCACAAAGTTTGATAACTTCCCGGTATCGTCAATTTTAAGAACGATATAATCGCCATATTCGTTTGGAACTATGTATGGAACATAATCTTGATGAATCGATGCGATTTCCACACCACTATCATCAAGCAACGTGTACGTTCCTTCATCGCAAATCTTTTCAAAGATATCGACAGGCCTGTCTTCTGGCCAGCCGATCACGACTCCAGTATCAGGGTCGAACTCAATCTTAAACCGCTTACCATCAAAAAAAGGAAGCTTTTCATTTCCATGGTAGAAAAGGCTTTCTTCTTCATCTGTATATCTTGGGCAAAAATCAACCACAACCCTTTTGATATCAACTTCTTTCGCTACCACTATATTAGCTTTCATACTCACTTACTCTTTGTTATGCGCCTTAGCGCTTGTTAATCTTCGATCACTTTTAAAAGATTGAATGAAGCAACAACAGGAGTTTCGACACCTTTCTCAGCAATGATTTTTTCACAACCTTGAATTGCACTCATATCATTCATTTCAATATTTTGAGTAATCTCTATATTCCCCCACCCTCTTTTATGGGCGTAGGATACAAAATACACATACTTAGTCATAACCCTATCCTTTCCTTATATGCGCCTTAGCGCTGTTAAATTTTAAACACAGGTGTCACTAGAGAGGTCTATTGCCCTTACAGAGCTACCCCACCTGATCAACCTATTACTTACTGATCCATCACATCAAAATTATCAGAGAACAGTTTTACATCTTGCCGGATGCCTTCAGGTCATTTCTGACTACTGGCAAATAATCTCTGTTTCATGCTGACCACGGTAAGTTTAGGCCAACATACTCCCTCTCTTATCCACCAATCATTTTGCACGCTTCTGACTGATTTTGAATCACCCGCTTTCGTTGATGACTCTGGAGCTTTGTGTGAACTATCTTTTTGATGATGGATGCAATATGAGACACCACTACCTTAACCCGATCATCTGGGCTGGCGAGCGGTTCAATAGAATGGGTTTTGACTTTCCTAAGGCACAAAAAAGGGCACTTAAGATAAAACAAGTCCAAGCTTGGTAGGGGCGGTTCAGCAAGGCGATTAACCCGAATGAACCTGTTTTATCTTAAATACCCTAGCCTGCTTTAAACCTTTCTAAAGACGCTACCACACGCCTAATTCAAATTATAGACATAGGGGCTACGAATGCAACCCCTGTTTGATTGATATCAGAACGGAACATCGCCTTGCGGAAAGCCGTTTTGCTGCCCCGCCTGGTGAGCGCCCATTGGCTGACCCTGTGGCGGTGGTGGCGGCTGGTTAGGATTAAAGCCCTGTTGCGCTGGCTGCTGGGGATGGAACCCTTGCTGAGGCTGAAATCCTTGATTTTGAGGCTGCGCAGGCTGTGACGAATGAATAGCGCCTAACCATGCCTCCTGAAGCTCGATTGAATATACAGGCCCGTTTTGACCGTCAAACATCTCGATTTTCTGAGTCTTTCCACCAACCTCGACGATTGCACCTTCTACCAATGCAGAGCGGTAGAAATCAATCTGAGCCTGATTGCGAACAAAAACAGCGGCAGAATAGTTCGTCCACTCCTTTTGTTTTGTCTTGTGATCGTAGTATTGAACACCGCCACGGATGCCGAACCC